TTGGTTAGAGGACAATGGATTGGTTGCACTGGCATTTATATCAGTGCTGTCAATGGTAACACCATTGGGGTCGGCTGGGGTTCCGTCAGGGTTGGTGGGATAGATGTAAAATTTCACAGTGTCATATCCACTGAGTGGAACTTCAATATCAGCTTCCAGTAAAATAGCATCGTTTATTTCGTAGTCTCTTGGTCTGGTACTGGCTCGATCAGCAGTGGTGGGAGGATCAATCTGTTGCCAATAAGTGGTATTAGTTATTTCTGTGCCTACTGGCACATCTATCTTAGCTTGATAATAAGTATCTCCAGAATTCACAATATTTCCTTGCGGATAAAAATTACCATTGTCCCAAATTTGTTCACTGACAAATGGTTTGTTGACAATTTCCTGATACTCTTGGGCATTGACCATGGGAGTACATTTTACTCGCCACAAGTGCGGCATCCAAGTTTGGCTAAAACCCTCGCTGGCAAATGCGGAATCTTGAATAACATAATATCTTGGCAACGCTCTGGGTATGGACTCGTTTAACGGATTCATATCTCTGAGGTTAGGTATTTCAAGAACATCACCACTCATGAGTTTACGTCCCATGGTGTCAATCATGTTGTTGTAATGAAATGTAATAAAAACTGTGTCATTATTTAAAAACAAACCAAACTGGCTGAGATCAAAGTCAATGTCTTGAGTCCGGTACACTCCACGCATTATGTAAACATCGGGATCATAGGCACGATCTCGATTCTCTAACAACAGCAGGTCTTGAATAAACAAAGGATTTTCTTGACTGTAAACCGGTTGAGTGGCATCATAATTGCCACTTTCTACCGAATCCTCGTCACTAGTTTTTGGACCAAGATATTTGTGAAGATAGATATCAAGGCCACCAACAGTGTACATTTCGGCAATGGTTCGATCAAAAAATTGATAATCGTTGGTGCGATTTGGGCGGTAAAGTGACAGTCTTGGCATAGTGTACTATTTATGGGCAGGTTGACCAATAATTCCAGAAGTGCTATAATTTGGGTATGTTAGAATATTTCGAGCGTATTGATGAACTTGCGGCAAAAAGCCGCAAATTGCCCATGGATGCCTGTGCAGACATGTTGACAATGTGCGAAGCGGCTCGAGATATTGCTGTGGAATTGAGCAAAGAGTTGGTTGACTGCCGAAGACGTGGGCGGCTTAGCGCCAGAAGTGAAACTCTAATAACCCGTCTAGATGATTCCATAGCCAATGTAGAACGAATGTTGACCTATGCAATTTTATTGTACCCAACAAAATAACCAATATAACTTTAGTGCTACTTTTTAAGTACTTGACCGATTAATCTGGATATGCTATAATTACACAACACACAAACAGGAGTCCGCATGAAAGTTGCAACAAAACCCCTTAAACCAATGAATCCGCGTAGTCCCGACACAAACCACATGGGACTGGAACCCACCTGGCAGGTTCAGCCTATTGAACACCGAGTCAGCGCATTGGGCCGAGCACTTTCATGGTACAATTACTTTTACGGCAAGAAAGATGCTCGTGAGATGATTGTAAATTACTTGGAAGCACATGACCGCAAAGCAGATGTTCGTACACTTAAACGCATCCCGGACAGCTCAATACGTTTGACCACAGGCTGGCTGTGTCGTATGAACATGATGGGCCTAGAACTAACTGATCACGAGCAGATTAAGTTGGATACCCTTCTCAAAGAGATCTTGGAATCCAAACAAGATGATGTAGCAGAAGAAACACCAGTGGATGATGTAGTGCCTAAGATCACCATTCAAGATCGTCTGCGTGAAAAAGTAGCAGATTGTGCTGGTGAACTTGAAGGACTGTTTGACGAGTTCCTAATCAGTGGTGCAAAGATGTCAGCAGACTTCAAACCTATCTCAGTTATTCGTGGAAAAAACGTTGCACCACAAATGGTCGGCACCATTGCTGATGTTTGGAAACGACGCCAAGCCGAGTTTGAAGAAGTAATTGCCGGCAAAGATCCACAGCTGGTTGAAGCTTACGGCCATCTTGGCAAAATTCAGTTGCGTAATGTACTCAAGTTTTGCGAAACTGTGATCAATGATTGTGGCGCATACGTACAGATCAAAAAAGTTGAGCGCAAGCCACGTGCTAAAAAAGCAGTGAGTCCAGAAAAGTTGGCCAGCAAATTTAAGTATCTTAAAGAATTTGCCGAACTCAAACTAACAAGTTTGCCAGCAACAGCTCTCGTCAACAAAACCGAAGCCTGGTTGTATGATACCAAGAAGCGCAAGCTTGTACATATTGTTGCAGATGAGTACACCAAAGAATTTACTGTTAAAAGTAATTCTATCATTGGATTTAGTACAGCAGAGACAACTCAGAAAACACTGCGAAAACCAGCAGAACAGCTAAAAGCTATTACTACGGGTGGTAAGCCTTCGGCACGTAAATTCTTCAAAGATATCAAAGCCACAGAAGTAGCATGGAACGGCCGAGGTACAGAGAATCTAATCATTCTCAAGAGTTGGTAAATATTAGGGACAGGAGTCCCTAATGGCTGACCAAACACTAGACCCGCTAAAAAAGAAACTTATTGAATACGTAGAACTGCAACTAGCAAGTCAGATTATTGACGTTGAACTAGATCCTGCACACTACGAAGCCGCGTATCAACGCACAATTGGTGTTTATCGCCAACGTGCACAGAATGCCTATGAAGAAAGCTACAGTTTCATGGAAATTCTCAACGATACCAATGAGTATACTTTACCGCAAGAGGTCACGCAAGTCAGACAAATCTTTCGTAGAACCATTGGTATGAGCACTGGGTCAGGTGGTGCGTCATCATTTGATCCGTTTGGAGCGGCCACACTCAATGTGTACTTGTTGAACTTCAATCAAGCCGCAGGTGGTATGGCCACCTATGATTTCTATCAACAATATGTTGAACTTGCGGCACGTATGTTTGGCGGTTACATCAACTATACGTTTAACCCAGTTACCAAAAAACTGCAACTCATTCGTGATCCACGCGGCAGTGGAGAGGTGGTGTTGCTGTGGACCTACAACTTGCGCCCAGAAATTGTGCTGTTAAGCGACTTTCAGATAAGCCAGTGGATACGTGATTATATGGTGGCCGCCTGCAAGATGATCATTGGCGAGGCACGTGAAAAGTTTGGAACCATTGCCGGACCACAAGGTGGAGGCACTCTCAACGGTGCCGCAATGAAATCAGAAGCACAAGCAGCCATGGACAAATGTATTGAAGAACTAAAACTTTATGTGGACGGCAGTCAGCCATTGACTCTAGTAATTGGATAACAATTTTGACTACATTGCTTGTGGGGTGTAGCTATCTACACAACATTGATCAAGTTCAGATCAACACTGATAAATTTAAAATTTGTGCTACGCCTGGCTCAGGTAATCAAAGCATGGCAGCACGAGTCGTCTACGAATGTAGCCAACAACAGTTTGATCAAGTTGTGGTAGTTTGGTCCGGTATCAATCGATTGGATTTTCCAATTGGCAAAGCACTGCACAAAGTACAACCAAAAGACAAGTCTGGGCTGTATGACTATGGATACTTCACTGAAATTGGTGACATGGTCTGGTATCACAGCGGAGGTTGGGGACTGAGTGGTTGCTCGGATCCTTGTCCAACATTTTTGCAATTGTTTTTTAAAAATCAATACCTGGGTTCCAGTGATCGCTATCTAAGTGAAATGTCCCTCCTGTCTATAATACAAACACAATCCTTCTTGGCAAGTCGTGGTATCCCTTACAAGATGAGTTTTATATATGATGTCTATGCTGACTATGCTGAGGCTCGATACTTTCCCGGTCTTGGTGAACTTGACAAAACATCACCGCTCAATTCAAATGTAGATTGGAAAAAATTTTATATAGACACGCCCATGTTTGAGTATGCACAAGACACCAAACAAATGTCCAAAGACCAGTTTCACCCCACATCCAATTGCATGATTGAATGGTTTAAAACTTACATGGACATTGACCTGACTGCTTGATCTAATACGTGTATTGTGTTACACTAACACATGGACTTAATGATTGATCTTGAAGGGCTTGCAACAGGCCCAGACACATGTATTCTTACTATAGCCGCCCAAACGTTTGACCCGTTTGGGGAAGGTCATTATGACCAATGCTACTATGCTAGGGTGACACTAGAAAGTCAACCAGATCGAAAAATTGAACAAGGCACAATTGAGTGGTGGGCCACACAACCTGCAATTGTACGGGACGAAGCTTTCAATGAAGAAGGTCGTATCCCGCTAGACCAAGCTCTAGATGGATTAGCCAAACTGATTTGGCACTCCAACAGAATCTGGGCACAAGGCCCAACCTACGACATGAACATTCTAGAGCACGCCTACAAAAGCTATCACAAACCCCTGCCTTGGAAATATTACATGGTACGAGACAGTCGTACTGTGTTCTCACTGTGGCCTGATCAACCTATTCCGCCCACTAGCCACCATGCGCTAGAAGACTGTCGCAGACAAATTAGCATGCTACAGCGCACACTTGATCACCTTAACGTAACCTCTCTTAAATGACACTTCCTAAACTGCTTATCATTGGCAATGCCCGTCACGGCAAAGATACTGTATGCGATATCTTACGTGAAGAATTCGGCTATAGTTTTCGTTCTAGTTCGGACTTTTGTGCCGAAAAGTTTATCTATGATGAGCTCAAACTCAAGTACGGATATACCAGCTATGCCCAGTGTTTTGAGGATCGCCACAATCACCGAGCAGAATGGTATGACATGATTCATGAGTACTGTCGTGATGATTTTGCTAGACTGGGCCGAGAAATTTTTGCCGAAAACTCTATCTACTGTGGCTTGCGTAACAAAAGTGAGTTCCATGCCATGCGTAACACCCAGGTGTTTGACTACGCCGTCTGGGTAGATCGTAGCGATCACTTGCCTGCAGAAGACCGCTCTAGTATGAGCCTGGAAATCTGGATGGCTGATTATGTAATTGACAACAATGGTACATTAGAAGATCTACAGCGAAACACTCGAGAACTAATGACTACGTTGTTAAAAATCCGCAGTTAGATCACCAGGCTTCCACGGCAAGTCACTACGAGTGATTTCTACCGAGCAATTCATGCAAATAGTTTTTAAGTTTCTAAAGTCACAATTGTTTAAATTACCGTCTAGATGATACACCATTAACTGTGCTGTTGTTCTTGCTTTGAAACCACATCTATCGCATGTGGTTTTCTTTTTGTATCCAGCCAACTGCCATCTAGGCTTCACTGCTGGTAATTTTTTTTGTTTTCTAATGCAGGCATTGCATCTTGAACGATAATAAATTTTACCATTGTGCCAGCCGTTGACTGCTGCCAGACTTTTATTACATACTTTACATAGTGGTCGCATATTTTATTTAGTTACAAACCTTAATTAAGGTGCAGTAACCAGGGCATCTTTTGTCGTAACCGATAAATATCAGTAACATTTTAAAAGGATGCAATTATGGCACTAGTATCTCCCGGCGTTGAAGTCACCGTAACTGACGAGTCGAACTACATTCCAGCGGCAACTAACTCCGTACCTTATATTTTGATAGCAACTGCTCAAAATAAAATTTCTGGTACAGGCGTTGGGGTAGCACCTGGCACATTGGCAGTTAATGCTGGCAAAGTTTACTTAGTAACAAGTCAACGAGATTTGGCTGCTACTTTTGGTAATCCGTTCTTCTACAAGACGTCGGCAGGCACACCAATCAATGGTTATGAGCTAAACGAATACGGATTATTGGCTGGATTCTCAGTACTGGGAATCAGCAACCGTGCCTACGTTCAGCGAGCTGACATTGATTTATCAGAACTTACAGCTAGTTTAACACGTCCACTAGGAAGCCCAACAAGTGGTACTTATTGGTTAGATACCACTAGCACTGTTTGGGGTATTTTTGTATGGAATGCTACTACTGGTACATTCACTAGTCGTGTACCAATCGTTATTGATAGTTCTACTCAGCTTGATGGCGGCGTACCTAGCAACAGCATTGGCAACATTGGCGGCTATTGTGTCGATACAACCAATGCCAATAATCCAATTTATTATAAGGGTCCTGACAATACTTGGTTATTAGTTGGCAGCGACGCTTGGAAGTTATCATCACCTACTATACAAGGTACAATATCACTGACAGGTGTGTCACTGACTGCTGGTAACACTATCATCATCAACGGAACCTCAGTAGCAGTTCCAGTAGCGCCAAATAATAATCTGGCAGGTCTTGTTACTGCAATTAACAACGCATCTATAGCCGGCGTAGAGGCAGCCGCTGATTCCAGCGATCGTCTAACAATCTCAGCAGACAGCACAGCCGAAGCTGACGGATCCACTTTTGGTGGCGGCATTGTTAACATTGACTCGGCCAGTACAGCTGGCTTGTTGACCACTATTGGTATCACAAGCGGAACGTATTATACTCCAGCTCTACAACAAAGCCCAAATTACACAGTGCCTCGTTGGAGAAGCACTGATCCTCAGCCACATCCAACTGGATCTGTATGGCAGATGTTGACCAATGTTAATTTGGGTGCCAACATTGTTGTCAAGCGTTTCGACGCAATCTTGGGAGCATTTGTCACACAAAGCACTCCAATTTACGCCAACGATGCGGCTGCAAACAAAGCACTTGATCCTACTGGTGGCGGTAGAAATATTCCGCTTGACAGCTTATATGTTGAATTTAACAGTGATCCAGAGTTGAATGACATTGATGGTTATATCAACACATCAACACTAAAAATCTTTCAGCGTTGGGCAACCGGCGCTACTATAATCACTGGTGATGAAGTTAATCCAGTATTCACAAACAGCTCAACATTTACAATCCAGGCCAGCAGTGCTAATAGTGCCACGTTGTCGGCACCAGTGACTGCTACAATAGTTGGCACTACTCCTGCTGATTTCTGTGCGGCTGTTTCGGCAGCCGGTGTTCCTTTTGTGACTGCAACAGTGTCATCAGAAGGCGCAATAACATTGTCACATGTACAAGGTGGTGTTATTGCACTTGCTGACACATTTGGTACAGCAATCACCACTGCTGGCTTTGTTGACACAGTGCAAGGTATACGTGATGGCGTTGGAATATACACTGGAGCAGTGCTGTTGTCAAACTGGGAGGTGTTAAGTTACACTTCTTCCAGCACAGCACCAAGTTTAGATCCTGCAGATGGTCGTTATTGGTATTATAGTGCAACTAATCAAGTTGATATTATGATTCAAGGTGGGTCTGGATGGGAAGGCTATCGGAACGTCAGCGTGGATGTGCGCGGCTACAATCTAACACAGACTGATCCAAACGGCCCAATTATTTCAACAACTGAGCCACTAACTCAAAGTGATGGCACAGCGTTAGAGTATGGCGATTTGTGGATTGATACTAGCAATTTGGAAGTATATCCATTGATCAAACGTTGGGAACTGTTCAACAGTATTGCACAGTGGGTTACAATAAACAACACTGATCAAACCACCAGCAATGGCATTTTGTTTGCTGATGCACGTTGGGCTACAAACGGCACAACCGATCCCATCACTGACAATATTCCAACTATCAAGAGTTTGTTGACCAGCAACTATCTTGATCTAGATGCTCCAGACTCAACGTTGTATCCAACAGGAACTTTGTTATTCAACACACGTCGATCAGGATTTAATGTTAAAACATTCAGCACAGATTATTTTAATCCAACAAGTTTCTCTGTTGATGGATACAGCAGTGTTACAAACTATGTGGTGAATGATTTAGCATTGTACGAAGGTATAATCTATATTGCTATTGCCCCAGGTCAAGGAAATCTACCAACAAATCCAAGCTACTGGAGTGAGTTGCAAACCAATGCTTGGGTAACTTCTTCGGGTAACAAAGCAGATGGCAGCCCATACATGGGACGGTTATCACAGCGTCAGCTGATCGTGGCCGCAATGAAGAGCGCAATTGATACCCAGGATACATTGCGTGAAGAACAAAATCAATTCAATTTGATTGCTTGCCCAGGATATCCAGAATTGATTACCAACATGCTACGTCTTAACAACGAGCGTAGTAACACAGCATTTGTTGTAGGTGATACACCAATGCGGTTGGCTCCAAATGGAACAGATATCGTTGCCTGGAGCACTGACAACAACGGTCTTGGATTTACAACTGGTGACGGCCTCACAACATCAAGCCCATATGTTGGTGTGTTCTATCCAAGTTGCCAGACCACAGATCTAAGCGGAAGCACTGTGGTACAACCACCAAGCCACATGATGTTGCGTACTATTGTGCGCAGTGACGAAGTTGCTTATCCATGGTTGGCACCAGCTGGTGTACGTCGTGGCGTAATTGACAATGCTGACCGCATTGGATACATTGATGCCGCAACTGGCGAGTTTATAACTATTGCAACTGGCCAAGGCCTACGTGATGTGTTGTACCTTAACAAGATTAATCCAATTACATTCATTCCAGGTGTGGGTATTACCAACTATGGTAACAAGACTGAAAGTGCAGTTGCAAGTGCGCTTGATAGAATTAACGTGGCTCGATTGGTTGCTTATATCCGTGGTAGACTCAACGAAATTGGTAAGACATTTGTGTTTGAACCAAATGATCAAATCACACGCAACGAGTTTACTAATGCAGTTGATGGTTTGATGATTGACTTGGTGGCAAAACGTGGTATTTACGATTACCTAATTGTGTGTGACCTCAGTAATAATACTCCTGCTCGTATTGACAGAAACGAACTATGGATGGATATTGCTATCGAGCCTGTAAAAGCTGTTGAGTTTATCTACATACCGGTGCGCATTAAGAATACTGGAGAATTGGCTTCTGGCCAAATTGCTAACTCATCGGCCGCGGCCTGATTAGAACATAAATAAACATATACAGGAGATTACACAATGGCTGTTTCATCACTAACTAGAATGACAGTGCCTTTGGCAAGCGATCAAAGCAACCCAAATCAAGGCCTGCTCATGCCAAAACTTAAATACCGCTTCCGAGTGGTATTTGAAAATCTTGGAGTAAGCACACCAAGAACCGAACTCACAAAACAAGTGATTGACTTTACACGACCATCAGTGACATTTGATGAGATTCCAATTGAAATTTACAACAGCCGCATGTATTTGGCCGGTAAACACACCTGGGAAATGGCCACAGTTAACTTGCGTGACGATGCATCTGGCGAAGTAAGTCGTTTGGTCGGTGAGCAATTGCAGAAACAAATGGACTTTATGGAACAAGCATCGGCCGCTGCCGGCAATGACTACAAGTTCTTGACACGTTGCGAAATTCTTGATGGTGGTAATGGTACATCAACACCTGTGGTACTTGAGACCTGGGAACTATATGGTTGCTATTTAAATCAAGTGAACTACAATGACTTGAACTATGGATCAAGTGAGGCAGTGACTGTCACAATGCAAATTAGATTTGATAATGCATTGCAAACTCCAATTGGCTCAGGCGTTGGTGCAACAGTTGCTCGACTAGCTGGGTCAGTAGTAACTGGCACAGGAAATGCTGGCTAATAATACTAAATGGCATTCGGACAAGATTTTCTCAAAGCTTTCTTTGGGAACGATTATGTAAGAGACTATACACATGCTTCAAAGGTCTTTAGATCTGCTGGCTATGAAAATTCGCCAAAGTTTAAATTCCTTTTTCATGTGTATTTCAACCTGAATACCACAGAAATACCACAACTTAATAATATTTTTTCCACACCCGATACATCAACTATCGGGCTGTTGGTTAAAACAATTGATCTCCCAAAATTTAAATTAGATACCGAAGTACTAAATCAGTACAATCGTAAACGAGTCGTACAGAAAAAAATTCAGTATGATCCAATATCAATAAAATTTCATGATGATGGCGGCGACCTAATCCGCACAATGTGGTACAACTATTATTCGTACTACTATAAAGATCCCAATCAGCCCTACCGTGGTCAGACCAACACAAATGGTAGCATTGGACAAAGTGCTACTCTCAGCAATGGGTTTGATTATAATTCTCGTGACATTTATGTCAACAATCGACAGGTCAATGACTGGGGCTACATTGGCGAAAGCTATTATGATAACACCACTGCCAGCGGTGGCAAGCCAGCTTTTTTCAAAGACATCAGTATATATGGATTTAATCAACACAAGTTTGTTGAGTATGTATTAATTAATCCCATGATATCCGAATGGTCACATGACACCTATGACTACAGTCAAGACAATGGTGTGATGGAAAATAATGTAAACATAACATACGAAACAGTAAAATATTATTCTGGCGCCATTGGCGGCGTTCGACCAGATACCAATGTACAGGGATTTGCGTCACCGAGTTATTATGACCAACAATCAAGTCCATTGAGTCGCCCGGGCGGAACTCGTAGTATAATTGGTCAAGGTGGTTTACTTGATGTTGGCATAGGTATAATTGATGACTTGCAAGCAGGTTCAGTAGCAGGAGTCATTGGCGCAGTACAAAAGGCTGGAACGGCGTATAACACTTATAAAAATACCAGTATTAGATCAGTTGCCACTGAAGAGGCAATTGGAGCAGTGCAAGGAGTGTTACGAGGAACCAGCCAGGGCAATGCATCTAGCTCTGCAATTAATTCGTTGATCCCGGCCAACTTTACACAAAATGCAGCCACTGCATTACAACGTCCAATATTCCCAACACCCAAGAAGTAAATCATGGGCACAGTAAATCAAATAAATGTCAATGTTGATCAAACAGTTAGAATTTTTGATCAGTTTTATAGATATGAAGTTGTTGTGCCGGTCAATGAGTACGATGCAGTCAACAGTTTTTTTGTTTCAATCTACAAAGATAAAGAAGCAGCCAGAAACTTTACCACATCACTGTTTTATATTTCTCAAGAAACCAATGTACCAGCGTTGACTCTATTGAATCAAATACAAGAGCAAAACTCGGTTGAGTTGACACTGACCATGACTTATTTTTTAAACGGAATCAGAAGCCCAAGCACATTGCTAGGCATTAATTCTGCCATCACTCCAAACTTGTTTACAGCACGTAATGTATTAGCATGAGCAATTTTGCACAAGGGGTGTATCAACTACAAAACCCCAAAAAGTATGTGGGCAAAGGTAATCCTAGATATCGATCAGGGTGGGAATGGAGTTTTTTTCAGTTTTGTGACAACAACAATGCAGTGCTTGAGTGGGCCAGCGAAGCAATTGCAATAAAATATCTTAATCCAGTCACTGGCAAAATGAGCAACTATATACCTGATGTATTTTTGCGTTATCAAACACGAAACGACAAAGTGTGTACTGAGCTAATAGAAATCAAACCCAAAAGTCAAAGCATGGTCACAGAACGAATGAAAGATCGAGATCGTGCCATTGTTGCCATAAACCATGCCAAGTGGGCCGCAGCTCAATCTTGGTGCAAACGTGCCGGAATAGTTTTTAGAGTAATCACTGAAGAACAGATGTTCCGCAACGGTGGCAAAAAGCGGTAAATACCGCATGACACGCAAACTCGAAGAACTGTTTAATATTTCATCAGACCATGGTGACATAGATTCGTCTGATGATCAATCCGGCGATGACATTGAAAAAAATCTACCCATACTTCCGGAAACACTGGCTGCAATTGATAAAATTGAGCAAGCCCTTCCTGCGGTTCGCGGACTAGAAGCCAGTGACAGTGAAATGGATAGTCTGGCCACCAAGGCCACAGAGAGTTTTGATAATCTCATGGATCTGGGTATGCAGGTAGATAGTAGATATGCCAGCGAAATATTTGCAGTGGCCAGCCAAATGCTGGGTCATGCCATTACTGCAAAAACTGCTAAAATGAATAAAAAGCTAAAGATGATCGACCTGCAATTAAAAAAAGCCAGATTAGATCAAGT